CCGTGTTCCCTGTATTTAGTAGTTTACCAAGCCCAGAGTATGATTAGGTTTTCGTTGCCACGACCGTTATACTTGGTTTCTGTTGCTTTAATTTCTGCAAATGCTCGACGAGCCGCGGGTTTGCCGCCACCTACGACTGCCTTGATTTGTTCTGCAGGTTTTCGTAGTGTTTTTTGCACAGTTGTTTGTGTATCAAATCCTACAATAGCACTACCCTTTACGGTAAAAGTGCCAATGTGGCTGTCGGCCATGACATGGACAAGTTTGCGTTTTGCTGTGTCGTACAACCAGGCCTCAGATGCATTTACCAATTTAGTAACTGGTTCTGATTTAAGGCCGAGTTCTTCAAACTCACGCAAGAACTTAAAATTACGGGTTAATTTTTCTGGGCTGATGGCTTTCTTGGCACGTGGTTTGCGTTCTACCTTTTTCAGTTGAACATAGCTATTGCAATCGTTAATTACAGTTTCGCAGAATTTGACACAGTTCTTAAGTTGTAGTCGTGTAAGATGGCTATAACCTTCTACTAGGTCAGCGTCATTACCCGCTAAGACTTCGTTGAATTCTTCAAGACGCAATTCCCAGACCCGGCTTACTGTGCCGATCATATTGGGACTTACATTCATACCACGCATCAGGGCAATAGGTTTAAAGTCTGCTGACATTTTAGCACCGGAAACAACGAAGTCATCAAACATACCTTCGAGCTCGCCACAGCACTCTGAAATTTTTTCACGCAAATGATCTTGAATAGTAAGTTTGGCCACGGCTGTGTCGGCATCAACTTCTGATTGTTCACGTTTCTTTTCTTGCTTAACTCGAAGCATTTGACTAATTTGGTCGTCAACAATACTCTGTTCGTGTTCGTTGAGCATCAAGCCAATCAATGTCATACGACATACCCAAGCTGGAGTTACACGGATCTGGCTGTCAGGAATGCCACGCATAGTTTTAGCATCTTTACTACGACCGTTATGTTCTAAATAATGGCACAGCATTTCCTTGGCGTCTTTTTTGCCATAGTGATAGTTGTACCATTGGAAAGCATTGGCCAGACTGCTGAGTCGATTTTCTTCAGTAGGTTGAAACTTCCATTCGGGTTCGTGCCCTACATATTTGGTTTCGGCACCCTTGGGGTTTAGTCTTTTGATTTCGTTTGATTTAGCCATAGTCTTTATTGTATATTAAAATTTTGTATTGTCAACCTAATAGGCTTGCCAAGGTTATATGTTGTTCCAAATTGGTTAATAGATCGGCGACTTTTTGAACTAGTTCACGATAACGTGAAGTTTCTCGATGCATACGGCGACATTCTACACTTTCCATATCTGCGGCCACGATAGCCTGGTCTACAGCACGAACCATTTTTAATAGGTCTTTGCGGGCTACTTTGTTTTTAACCGTAGCAATGTGTTTTTCAGCAGAATCTAAGCGTTGAAATAGTTCATCCATTTTGTAATTATACGAGCTTTTGAATTACTAGTCAATCTAACCGCTAAATACATAACTATGCCACGCCTTAGCCTATACCGCCCCAATAGAACCAATGATTATCAATTTTTGGATAGGACTATATCCGAAATGTTTACTGTGGGCGGACTTGACATTTATGTACACAAATATCTTGGTCCGCAAGGTGCTGGCACAGACAACGGCAACAATGATGCTACCATACCCAACTACGCTACGACTGATGTATTGCACATTGAAGATCTGTTGCTGTTAGAAAATCGTGATCGAGTTTACGATCCTGACGTGTTCATCATGCGTGGTGTGTATCGTACACAAGATGTTGACTTTGATCTAACACAATTTGGACTATTTTTAAATGGCGATACGCTGTTTATACAGTTTCACTACAATGACATGATAGATACCTTTGGTCGCAAGCTCATGGCGGGTGATGTTATAGAAGTTCCTAATTTGCGAGACTACAATCCCTTAGACACTACCTTGGTCAAAAGTTTGGCCAGATACTATGTGATCCAGGATGCCAACTTTGCTAGCGAAGGATTTAGTGTAACCTGGTTACCACACTTATGGCGCATCAAGGCCACTCCCCTGGTCAATGCCCAAGAGTATAGCCAGATAATGAATCAACCGTTTATGCCAGAAAACATCTGGGATCCTGGCAATTTTTATCCCAATGCTTTCGTAGTCAACAATGGTGGCACTTATTATACAGCCAATGGTAACGTGCCGGCTGGTACTCCAATTGATGCGGTTAATCCTACCACTGGGTTGCCCTATTGGACTCCTACTACACCAGACACAGTAGGTGACAAACAAAGTACCAGACCCAAAGACTTGGCTCTCAACGACGCCATACTTACACAGGCCTATCAAGATGTACCCGTGTCAGGATATGACAATGTTAAATTCTACATACTACCAACCGAAGCCCAGCAACCAGGATCATATGGTATTACTACTACTTCAGATGGTCCTCTGAGTTCGGGCGACGAACCGGCTTTAGATGTCACTCCAGATGGATTTGGTTATGTTCGCGGATATTTAACTGGGGACACACATGCTCCTAACGGCTTGCCGGTCACTCCTGGAGTACAATTTCCTCCAACACCAGCGTCGGGAGATTATTGTTTGCGTTTAGATTATTTCCCAAATCGCTTGTTCCGTTACAACGGTCGTGCTTGGTTAGCTATCTCAGACAATGTGCGTACTGATCTTGACTATGCCGCAGAAGCACTTACACAGCGAGCCAGTTTTGTTAACAATACCTACACTGTGCCTACCACAGACGTTGGTAATATTCCTAGTCGGCAGAGTCTCAGTCAAATACTTGAAATCAAACCCGACAACGGTGACCAAGGTGGCAACATTACGCCTCCTAACCCTAGACCCCCTGGACGATAATGGCTCAATATTTTTATGACCAACAATTACGTCGCTTCCTATTACAGTTTGCTCGTATCTTTTCAAACTTTGAAGTAGAGTTTGGCGCCAACGAAGCTGGCCAAGGACCTGGGTCCGAGTCAGATACCTTGGTTAGAGTGCCAGTACGTTATGGTGATGCCAGTCGTCAGGCACAGACCATCTTACAAAACAATTCGGCCAGCGACATGCCAAGTACTCCTCTGATGACATTCTACATCACTGATTTAAAATATGATCGTCCTAGAATACAAGAACCTAACTTTGTAAGCAGTATTGCAGTTAGACAACGCACCTATGATCCCAACACTGATACCTACGAAACTACGCAGGGCAACGCATTTACTATAGAACGTATCATGCCTGTGCCTTACGAAATGACTATTAATTTAGATATTTGGACCAGTAATACCAATCAAAAAATGCAATTATTGGAACAGATTTTGACTTTGTTTAATCCTAGTCTAGAAATTCAAAGCACCGACAACTACATTGACTGGACCAGTCTGACTGCACTATATCTTAAAGATGTGCGCTGGTCAAGTAGAACTATTCCTATTAACGCCGACAATCCTATTGATATTGCTACCTTGTCATTTACCTTGCCATTATGGATTACTCCTCCGGCCAAGGTCAAGAAATTAGGTGTTGTTGAACGCATTATTGCCAGTGTCTACGATGCACAAGGTGATTTGGTCAACGCATTGACCAACAATGACCTGTTACTAGGAACTCGTCAAAGGTTTACTCCTTATGGATATCAAGTCTTGTTGGTAGATAATAAACTACAGGCCCTACGACAACAACAAGTCATTGATGAATCTAATGCAAGTCTAACAGCACCCGACAGTCCATCTAGTAACTTATTATGGCATAGTGTAGTCGGTATGTACGGTACACTTCGTCCAGGAATCAGTTATATTACGTTGGAACAACCCGACGGCACTGATGTTACTGGTACCATAGCCTATGATCCTACCGACGATAGATTTTTATTGTTTACCATAAACACCGGTACTGTGCCAGCTAATACACTACCACCAATAACGGCTGTAATAGATCCATTGGTCAGTGGTCCAGGAACAGGGTTACCGGTTGCTGCTGCAGGTCAACGATATTTGCTTACACAAGACACCGGTTCTTGGTCTAATCCCAATACAACCAATCCCGATGTCTGGCAAGGTACACTTGGACAACCTCTGGTAGCTCGTGCTAACGATATCGTTGAATATGATGGTACTCGTTGGCAAATTGTATTTGATAGCACTTCCAGCCCAGACAATATGCAGTATGTTAC